TTAATTACCTCCGCAATCAGCAGGAATACATTGATGGACACGCAATGGTTACTCCGCAAATTAATGGTATTACATACGGAGATACGACTGACCCTGTTATATTTTAATGAAAAGCGAGCAAATTTCATCTGGTAGACTTGTTAAAGCAACCTCTGGGTGGTTTGCTGGCGTAAACTCTGTCCGTAGCCCGTGGGCATTGCCAGAGAACCAATTTAAGTGGGGAGTCAATGTTCAGGTGCGAGGCGGCATCGTGCAAACTCGCCCCGGCCAAGCAATGCGCCTTTCTCTGCCTGCTGGGAATTTCCAAGGCGGCATTTTCTTTGCGGCAAATAAGCAAAAAGAAGCGGCAAAAATCGAGCAGATTAATGGAAAGACAGTAACAAGTCTTGCCCAAATATTTAACCCAGATGGCGAAGGTGTAATTGCTAATGAACTTCCGTACATGGTTTTTGCAGTTAACGGATCGGTCTACTATGCGCCATTCCCATTGGAGCAACCAAAAGACTGGTCGCAGTACAAGTTAGCAAACATTTTTCTTGATCCAGATGTAAATCAGTTTGTTTTTTGCTTGGCTACGCAATCGGCCAATCTCTCGACTGGAAAAGATGAAATCGTGACTCCATCTAACCGAATTGTATTTATTCAAGACGGGGTATCTGCGCCTGCCTACTGGGATGGTTCTAATAAAACAGGCACTCAATCGGCATCGATCCCAACAGGATATTGGATGGCATTTAGCGGGAACCGACTTTGGGTTGCAGATAAAAACATTGTACTGGCATCAGACCTCGGTGATCCTATCAGTTGGCAAGAACGAAAAAGCGGAGCAGGAAGAGGTGACTTTTCGTTTTCAAGACCTATTACAGGCATGGTTAGTTTTGTTGGTCAGGATACTTCAACTCGATTAATTGTTTTTACAGATCGGTCTACATTTTCACTTGGCAGTGGAGTTCTTGATCGCTCGCAATGGGCATCAACTGTTAATTTTCAGAATACTCTGTATCCAACTGTTGGATGTATTGCTGGAAAGTCAATTGCATTTCTTGCAGGGCAAATGTGGTGGTACTCGCAAGGTGGGTTGCTCGCAGCGGATGTCGCGGCAGCATCGTACTTGTCATCGCAGGTTATTTACAAGGATGTTGAAATGGCGAGGACAAAACAATTTTTATCAGGCAACACAGTAGGAATATGCGCTACTTCATTTGAAAACTATCTCTTGATTAGCGTTCCATACCTCGAAAGATTAAACTCGCAGACGATGGTGCTGGACTATGCCGCTGCGTCAGAATGGTCGCAATCTCGCATTCCTGCGTGGTGCGGGGTATGGACAGGCACTCGACCTGTTGAGTGGGCTACAGGAACGATTGACGGGCAGCAAAGATGCTTCCACTTTTCGGTCGATTATTCCGCAACATCAGATGGGTCTTACAATCATCTCTGGGAATCATTCGCGCCACAGAAGTACGATTCCTATTTCGACATTGAATCGGATGGAAGTACTTCTGAAAAAATTAATCGCATTTATTGTCAAATGGAGACTGCGATGCTCGGTGATCAAATGGATTTGAAGAGTTTTATTTACTCCGAAATTGAGGCTTGCGAGATTGGTGGAGTTGTTGATCTTACAGTTTCCTTTCGAGGCAGTAAAGGGAAGCACAAGGAGATTCTTAAAAAACGCATTCTTGCAGTTACTGATCGATCCCAGTGGGAAGAAACCCCATATGCAAAACAAATCGAAGACCTCGGCTATTTAAGTTCGCAGTATCGCAGATTAATTACGGAATCTTCGCAAAGACAAGTTGACTATCAAACCTGCGAAAGTCCGCTAACGATTGATATCGACAAGGCATTTTCAATTTTAATTGAATGGTGCGGTCAGATGGGAGTTGAGATTGTACGAATATTCATCGATCCATTTGCGACAAAATCACTTGGTGTACCTCAAAGTGATGAAAAAAAATACTGCGTTGTTGGGCAGGACGGGGAGAATTTCACGATTGACTCGTTGCCTGATCCATATGCGTCTGGAAATGGTCAACAAAAATCATGGTATGCGAAGGTCTTTAAAACTGTAACGCTATCCTGCCAGAATGGGTCTCCAGCAATCGCGGCAACTGCCGAGGCATCATACATCTCATGGGTTTCTTACGAACACGCAGAAGCGCAGGCAGGAGTTCTTGCATTGCAAGCCGCAAATGCTGCCGCCCAACAATATCGAGCAGAAAATCCTTGTTGATATGCCATCTATTATTACAGCATCTAAAAGAGTAACTGACTTTCCAAGTCGCTTTGTATTTCCATTTAGCAATGAAAATGCTATTCCGCTTTACTCTTCGATAAATTTTATTAATCCTGCTGAAAATAATTGCTTGCCATGCATTGTTTGCGGGAATATTAATGACAGATTCAATGCCATTGAGGAACAAGCAAGTAGATATCGTGACTATGTACCAAACCAGTTTGACAAAACAAACAGTGTAGTTGGAACAATATGAAAATTAGTAATATAGAATATAAATCTATTCCAAAGGATAGTGGTGAATTCCTTGAACTTATAGATTTTGCAGAGGAATTTGACCATCATGTAGTTGAGCATCCGCAAGTGAATGTAATTGGTCATTATAAAGATGGAAAACTATTTGGATATTCCGATCATGTTTATATCCCTGTACTTTACCCTGCATTCCATCCTGCACATACAACTCCGAGAGATGTAATTCAATGTATGCACGATCTTAAAGTGTATGCACAAGTATCTGGATCGGCAGGATATATTGGAGTTCCACTTCAGAGTGAACGCACTAATTTTACTAACGAAATCATGCACAAACTTGGTTTAAAACGAATGCATCGAGAACTTTTTAGTCTTTAAGGAGAATTAATATGGGAGGATCAGCACCAGCACCAGTTCAGTACGACATTTCAAGAATGATGGTTGCACCAAATCCGCAACCGACATACGATTTTTTAGCGGCATCGACAAAACTTGGTGCTGGAGCGTTGGACACTCAAGCAAAAAATATTGCGTTGGCATCCAAATCACCTCCGCGAATGCTGGAGTACAACCCAACAGAGATATCCCAGCAGGCTTTTGAATTTGGTCTTGGAAACATCCAAAAATCAAGACAGGGAGAGCAACTGACTGACCCTTTCGCGGCAGAAATGAGAATGGGATTAAGTGAGCAAGTCGCGCAGGCAACTGATCCAAATGGACTGGATGATTTTTTAACACGATTTACTCGCGAGCGAGGAATCCCATCTGTTGCGGCAAGCGGAATTGATCCATCGAGTACAATTGGGAGGTCTGCTCTTTTTGATAAAACAAACGAGGCAGGCAGGAACTTTATGTTCGACAACATCGCAAAGAGGCAAGCATTCCTTCAAGCGAATCCTGCTCCTGTTGGGGGAATTGACCCCGGCGCATTGGTAGCGGGGCAGCAAGCCGCAAGAGACACAAACACTGGAACGATGAATGCGTTCCAACAACAGAATTTGTCAAACGCTTTTGGAATGGGTCAATCCTACTCCGACTTTGTCAACAAAATGATGGGAGAAACGCTTTCTGCAAACCAAGCAGAGCAAGCTAACTTGCGGAAATATCAGGAACAACTAATAAACAATCTTCTTGGTAATGCAAACTCTACAAATGCCGCCAATGCCGCCGCAGCGCAAGGTGGACAAGCTATGACTGGTACATTAGCAGGTGCTGGCATTGGTGCTGTTGGATTAATTGCTGCTGCAATGATTTAAAAATAAATGAATATTGAACTACTGAATAAGACTGTTGAAATGGCACGACTCTGGGCTACCAATTGGCCGAAGAGCGTTGTATTTTGGTCAGGCGGGAAAGACTCAACTGCATTGTTGCATCTGCTTAAATTCCGCGCAGGATTAGACCTTCCTGTCGTTCAATTCCGAGAACCAAGATTCCGCGAGCGATATGCGTATTCAGATCGATTGATCAAGAAATGGAAACTTGCAATCTACGAATATCCACCACTGAAAGTTTCACTCACAACTGGGCCTGATGTTGAAACTGGAGAAATTCGATTCGATATGCTCAAATATTTTCAATGGGGTGAAAAGTGTATGGTCATGTCGTTGGGAACAGAACGACCAAAAGAAAACGAGGATTTTCTTTGTGGCGTTAACGACTTCTTGCTGCGTCCTACAGGTACTTTTCATTGGCCTTGGAATGCAGTGCATATCGGAACAAAAAATACCGACACAGACCTCATTAAAGGACAAGTAGCAGTGACTACTCATATTCGTCATGCAGACGGGTCTCCCGTTAGCCTGTATCTGCTCCGAGATTGGACTGACAAGGATGTTTACGACTACCTTGAATACTCTGGTATCGATCCAGACGAAACACGCTACATCAAGACGGAATCGGGATGGCAAAATAATCCTGATAAGTCACTCAACGCTGATTTTTACCCTGCCTGTTTTAATTGTGTTGACCGACACCAAGGCAAATATGTAGACTGCCCGAAGCTCAAATCAAAAATTACGAATGTTTCACACCTTGCGCCTTACGAAGACATCGTTATCCCTGATCTTGGATTTCGTCCTGTAGACTGGAACAAATGTACGACTGCCAAAAATGCGGAGCGTGTTGCGCCTTCAAATGGAGTTGGCCGATTTTCAAACGAGACAGGTCAGACGCAGCAGGCATTCCGCAAGAGATGCAAAGAACCGATTACCCGCTAATGAAGACCGAAGATAACAGGTGCGTAGCTTTGGTGGGGGAAGTAGGAACTTCAGTTAAATGTTCTGTTTATAATTGCAGACCTAATGCGTGTAGAAAATTCGAGTCTGGATCAGCGTTGTGCATTGAAGCAAGAATTCAGAAAGGAATGTAATTATGGGAGGATCATTTGGAAAATCAACGTATAAAGTTATCAATTTCCCTCTGCAACCTTTGTCTAAATTAACTAAAAGCAATTGGAGTATTCCGTTGTCTGGATGGGTCACAGGGCAAAAATCATTTAATGAGAGTTTGAAATCTGACGGGAATCCGATTGAACAAAAAATAAATCGCGGAATTCTAAAAGCAATTGGAGTTAGCAACAAACCAAGTGAAGGTTATTATAATCCGTATAATTCCGAAGCAATGCAAGGGATGATGCAAAACAACACATCAAATGAGATGATGAGTAATATGGTGAATCAAATTGCTACAGCAAATCAAGCATTTGTAAAGCAAAAAGAAGATGCATTGGCATCACAAAATGCTTCACAGCAATCAAATATTGCTGCAAATGTAGCGCAAGCAGGAACGCAAGCATTGGGGTTTCGCGCCCCAGTTGAAACAAAATTTACTTCTGCAAATACTTTTTCGTCACCCAATTTAAATGGGTTGACATTTAGCGGTAAATAATTAAATAAAAACACATGAAAGGAATATAATTATGGGAGGTTCATATTCAGGCCCAAGTGCTGCTCAAATTAAAGCACAACGAGATCATGAAGATGCGATGATGAAAATGCAAGTGCAAATGCAACAAGAACAAATGGCAATGCAGAAGGCTATGCAACAAGCACAAATTGATGCTGCTGAAAGGCAAAGAGTTGCGGCAGAACAAGCGGCAGAACAAGCGGCAATTCAGTCGCAATCAACAATGGCACAACAGGCATCTCAACAAAATTTGCAAGATATTAGTCAAAAATTGTATGGGCAAAATACGATACAAGGACTTGCTGATCAAAATGCTGCAAAAGCATATGGCAAGAGTTTAACAGCAGGTGCTGAAAACATGACTGGAAATTTTGATTTTGCTAATACAAAACAAGGTGCTTTGCAACAACTTGGTGCAGTATCTGGAATTCTCCCTCCAACTAAATCAAATCTTTTTTCAGGAACTTATGGTCTTAATCCAGCAGCAACAACTGCTTCTTCTACATTAAACAAAACAGGTAATGAAAATCAAAAAAACCAATACATGATGCCTAATACATCTGGTTTAACATTTGGAGGAAAATAATATGGCTTACTCAAATATGATGGATGGACGAACTAACCCTAATTATAAAGCACCAGATATAAAGCCACTTACAAGAGAAGAATTTCAAAAACTTGAGGAACAATATTGGCGTGATA